CATCTTCGCCGGGGCGATACCGTTCAATGATTTCATGCCGGACGGTATCGACAAGTGCATTGAGGTTTTGAATCTGCATGGTAGCAATCCCGTCCACATAAATCTCAATGTCTGCAAGAAACTTGATAAAATCTTTATGTGTAGCAAGCTCACAGAGCAGACGGTTGTTAATCCGACCGCTTTTCAGCAGTGCCACCATCTCATCATTCAAATGCAACTCCGTCAATGGTGTGTTGATCTGCTCCCTGTTCTCTATCCGGCACAGTAGATAATCAACAGAGACCCCATAGAAGTCTGCCAGCGTGATAAGGTTGCCATGATTGATTTCCTTAAAATCCTCTTTGTACGGGGACAACGTATTTGAGAAATGCGGGATAAACCGGGACGGGGCGGGAGAAATCGGGAAACCCCGCTATTCCAACGGGAAACGGCACTTTTGAGGCGGGAACGGCCCGCAGTTTAACAACAATCTTGAGATTATGGGCGTCGGCGGCGGTCGGCGTCCTTTTTCGTGCCCAGGAGGCCCAGGAACGGCCCACAACGGCGGCAGCGCGGCGGGCGCGACACACACCCGCCGGATGCAGAAACCCCCGGAAAACCGCGTAAAAACGGCCATTCCGGGGGTTTATTTGCAAAGAGGGGGCCGCTCGGCGACGTCCCGGAAGTCACAGCAGCAGACCCAAGAGGACGAGCTTCGCAGCCCTTGAGGATAGTATAGCAGACGGGGCAGCGAATGGCAAGGGGGTCAGGCGTGCTAACGAGGCGTTAGAGCGTGCGAATTTTGCCAGCAAACCGGGCTTTTCGGCTCCGATCGGCGAGGACGTGGGCGTGCGTGGCCCGTGCGAGGCGTGCGCGGCACCCGCTCAGAAAACCGGGGAAATAGGCACAACACAATCGGACATTTTCGCCATTTCGGTGTCTGCCTGTCCGATTGCCCGTTTTCCCGGCTGTTTCCGGGGGTTTCGGCTCGTTGAAGTCTAAGACAGCAATCGGACATAAAAACGATTTATAACTAAATCAAAACGGCACAAAAAATCAGGCGGTTCCATCCCGGGCATCAAGGCCCTGGGAAGGGCCGCTTTTTTCGTCGCCGTTCCCTTCGGCATACGTCCAGTAGATAGACTCCATCTTTTTCTCAACGTGCTTTTTATATTTGAAGTAAACAAGGTCAAATAGGTCTTCTTTCTCGCTGGGCGGAAGGAGCCGAAACATGGCGACAAGGTCTGCCTCCACTTCGTCGAGCGGGCTCCCGTCACACGATAGGCCTTGCTCCCGCTTTACCACCTCAAGGTCTGGAATTTCTCCATTTGGAGAGTTCTCTGAATGGAGAGTCCCGAAGACCAGATAGTCGAGCGACACATCGAGATACTCAGACACACGCACCAGCTTGTCCAGGCGCGGGCTCTGGCCTCCCCACCGCTTTATTGTTCCATTTCCAAGACCGCAATCATGTTCGACGCGGTTAAAAGTGAGTCCCTTCTCTTTGATCGTGGCCCCAATTCTATCGACGAGTTCAGACATAAAACAACCTCCAAATCACTCCAAAACGAGAGATGAAAGAGCATTTTCTCTCCAAAAAGAGAGGAAAGGTATTGACATCTCTCCGTTTGGAGAGTATAGTATAGATAGATTTAATTCTAAAGCAAGTTAAATCATATCACACCCCCAGAAAAAAGGAAAGGGGAAAGGGAGGCGCGGTAGAGCAAAAGTGGACGGCGGAGGCGTTTTTCAGAAGGAGAACGACACCATGAAGAACGACATCACAGACATCCTGTTCAAGTACACCACCGGCGAGGCCACCCTGGAAGAGACGAACGACGCCTTGAAGGAGGCGGAGGCGGGTTTCCACCTGGAACCGGGCCGCAACGAGATTACCCCCGACGAGATGGCCCTCACCACTGTCGGGGATACCCCGGAGGAGGCCAACGGCTTCGGCCTGTTGGACACCGGCACCGGCAGCATGGAGAAAGTCCACGTCGCCAACGGCAAGCTGGACGAGGCGATCAACCAGGTCAACCAGGACGGCACGACCAATATGCTGGCCTTCGTCATCATCGGCCCCAATCGTTACGAGGTCAAGGGCGACACCCTGACGGGCTGCTAAAGCCCCCCAACACCTGAGCGACTCTTAGATTTAATTCCGCCGACCGCCGTCCACTTTTGCTCTACCACCCACCACAATCCAAAAGGAGGCGATCTCATTGAGACGCGGCAAGAAGCCGACCAGAAAGCAGAAGATCAGGCTCGGACAAGCGGGGCTCGCCCCGGAAAACTGGCTGGTCGTCAGACAGAAGCCGAACGGAGAGCTCGTTGTTCTCCACAAGAACACGAACACAATCCGCGTCATCCCGCCGCTGGCCGGATGACCTCAACAGGAAGGAGCAGCAGCATGAACAGATACAAGATCACCTACATCGTCGACAAGGGCGAAACCGAGACCGCATACATCACCGAGCGGACAGAAGCAGCGGCCCGGAAGGTTTTCAGGGCCGCGAGCAAGGGCTGGGAGATCACGGACGTGGAGCTTGACGACACCGACGTCCCCGCTACAAAGGAGCAGGAGCGCGAGACCCTCTCCAAGATCAAGCAGATGGTCGAAGAACTGGGCCCGCAGAGCTACATTGCCGCCGCATTTGAGGGCTGCTTTGATGTCGCCGAGCAGAACATCGAGGACGACTTCGCTTGCAGCATGAAGCAACGCGCAGAGACCGCCGAGCAGCAGCTCGCATACAACCAGCGAGAGCTGGATGACGCAAAGAAGCGGCTCAAGGAGCTGGGCGGTCTGGTCGACAGCTTGAAGGAAGAAAACCGATCCCTCGGATTGCGGTTGACGCGGTCTGTATTCCCGAGTGACCTATACCTCGACCTCTGGACGCTCGCGACAGATGACGCCAAAGAGAGCCGCGAGCGTATGGCCTCCGCCGCCGACATCATGGCGGAGATGGCAGACACCCCGCAGGACATCGCCTTCACCCGGGCGGTCACGATCTACCGGGAACAGAAGGCTCGGGCTGCGAGGTGCGAGCGGATGGTCACGGGCCTGGATGAGCACCGGCCCGAAGGAGTCTAAAGCCGAAACGCCCTCCGGGGCGTCGCCGGGAGCCGCCCTACCCGGCCTGACGATGGCAGGGCAGAAAGGAAGACAGCAGCATGAGAAAGATTAAGAAGATCAACGGCTTCCTGGTCGTCCGTTTCAACGACCGCGAGAAGCGAAACTACCCAGACCTCGGGAGCTTCGGCGTCATCGACGCCGAGCAGTACACCGGGGACATCGACTTCGACCGCGACGCGATGGAGTACACCGACGCCGACTGCATCGAGGTCGCCGTGGAGCAGGCCCGGGGCCTGGAGTCCGAGTCGGACTTCTCCGAAGAGCCTCCCGTCTGCACCGTGATCGTGGAGAGCGACGCCGAGTGCTCCGAAGAGGAAGTCGAGCCGCAGCTCATGATCGCAGGGTGGGAGCAGCAGCTTGAGACCCAGGTCGAGAGCAAGCACCACCCCGACATCGACGCCAAAGCGGCGGCGCACGAGCTCCACGGCTTCAAGGTGGCCCTGTACCGCCTGGGGATGATCGGCAAGAGCGAGACCGAGGTCGACCCCGACCACTTCGAGGCGAACAAGCTGGAGGAGCCGGAGCCGCCCAGTCCAACCGAGACGGAGCCCGACACCTTCATCCACGCGAACAAGGGCATACGAAGCGAGTGGACGGTGCGGAAGGTCTACGGCCTGGGCCTTATGCTCGCCCAGGATTGTCCGCCGAACGACTGCAAGGTCTATCTCAACATCTTCAACATGGCCCGCGAGCTGGATGACGCGATCGAGAAGGTCGGTGAATATCCGGCCATGGTCATGCGGAAAGCCCTCCACGACCACATCCGGGAGCTCGCGGAGATGTACGAGAACAACTACGCCGTCCAGAAGTTCAAGGAGGGGATGCAGCCGTGACCGGGCTCGAGATCATCAAGGCAAGCACCACCACGGCGGGCGAGATCGCGGACATCATCTCCAAACCGTGCCCGCCGGTCATCCCCGAAACGTGCGACCGGCTCTCCTGCCGGGAGTGCTGGCTGGCGTGGCTGGTCACGGGCGAGCCGCCCGAAGAGAAAGGGCCGTCCGATGAACAGACGGCCCCGTGCGGAGGGTGCCCCTTACAGGGCAAAAAGCGCGAGCTTATTCAGCTCGGCAGACTTCTCAAAGAGGTCGGGGAATACGTCAACTCCTCTCCTTCTCGTACTTCGCAATCGCGGTAGCTGCAACTACCGCGATCAGTGAGAGAAGGCTCGAGGCGATCTCGGCATCCTCGGAAAACCGCTCCGGGAACCGAGCCTTCACTTCATCGACAACCTCTTTAGAGAATTTCTGCACATCAATCACAGACAACACCCCCTTCTTGGGCTGGTAGCCTCACCCCAATTATACCGGCCCGGGGAGGGAAATGGAAGGAGAGCAGCATGGCAAACGTACAGGAATTACAGACCGCGATCGGCGAGATGCTGGTAGCACGCCGGAACGCGGCCTACAGGAAACGGGACGCGGGCGACCCCCGCAACCCCTTCCAGGCAAAGATCGGGCTGGAGAGGGAGTTCTACGAAGCCTCCCAGAGCGTGCGGACTTACGACCTCATTCTCAAATTACTTGAGAACGAAACCAAGCGCGAGGCTCTGAAACGCATGAGACCCGCGCGGGTCAAGATCACCAAGGCGGTCGACAGGATGGTGGACATCTACGTCGGAGCCGGATTGATCGCCCTGGCGACCCTCGGATTCGCGGCGGCGTTCGTACTGCTCCGGCTCCCGCTCCCCGCCGTACAGGCGGCGGCGTTCATCGGCGTCGCGCTGGCCCTGGCCTACGCGGTGGCCCGGAAGTAAATCTAAGAACGAAAGCAGAGAAAGGAGGACAGCGATGAGAGGCCCAAACAAGAAGCTCACGCCCTTCGGCAAGCTGGTCGTCAAGGCTCTCGCAGACCAGGACATGACAAAGGCGGAGCTCGCCGCCGAAGTGGGCGTAGCACCCCAGTATTTGAGCTATATCCTTAACGGCACCCGCTCGGGCGGGAAGTACCTCCCGGCGATCGTCGCGGCCCTCGAGCTCGACCCGAGGAAGGTCGAAAAGGCGATCGCGGCATAACCCCAACAGAAGGGAGGGACAGAGGTGCCGGACGTATTCATCACACTGGAGGAAGCTGCCGCCTTCGAGGGCGTCAGTTATGACACTTACCAGAAGCGCGTGAAGCGCAACCCCAAGCAGTACAAAACGCAGACCCAGGCCCGGGAGGGCGGAGGCAAAGATCAAGTCTTGATCTCCGTCGCCTCCCTGACCACGAAGGCGCGGAAAGCATACCGGGCCGCGCAGAAGGTAGACGGGAGGGATGTCATCATAGACCGCAGAGCAGCAGAGGCGACGCCCTGGTATGTGGACGCCGACCTCAACCACTACATCGAGAGCAACAAGAAGAGGTTCTACGAGGCGGTCGAGCTGGCCGCACGGGTTCAGGACTTTATCGACTACGACGGCTCCGACCGCACGGCCTACGCCGAGCGGTTCGCCCTGGGCCTGGGCGTGAGCCCGCAGACCCTTTACCGCTACACCCAGAACGTCCTCGAGGCGAACGCCTGGGCTCTCAAGCTGGAGAAGGAGGACGGACAGAACCGGGACTACTTCCAAGCCCTGGCCTTGTGCCGGAAGCCGAAGGAGACAGGAACCTTCCCGAGCCTGACGCCGGAGCAGAAGGCCCTCATCGAGAACATCTGGTTCGACCGCCGCTTCGCCGCCAACCTGGGCACGATCGAGATGCTCTACGAGCGGTTCGAGGAAGAGGCAGAGCGGCGCGGATGGGAGAGCTACCCATCCATTAAGACCGTCGCCCGCTACATCAAGTACCTCATGGACACCCCGGGCGCGGAGTCGGCCCGCTACCTCGCCGCCAACGGGACGAGGGAGTGGAAGAACAAGAAGATGGTCAAGGCCCGCCGCGACGCAACGAGCCTCGAGGTCATGGAGTACGTCGTGGGCGACGAGCACACCTTCGACTTCTGGGTACAGTGGACGGCACCGAACGGAAAGGTCAAGGCCGTCCGCCCGAAGCTGGTCGCCTGGATGGACATGAAGAGCCGCTGCATCATCGGCGACGTGGCGTGCGTGGACGCCAACTCCCAGACCTTGAAGGAGTCGCTGGTCAAGATGATCTACAGCAACCCGGGCGGCGTCCCTCATATCCTACACGTCGACAACGGCAAGGACTACACCGCGAAGACGATGACGGGGCAGAACCGCAAGGAGCGGAAGATCGACTTCTCCTTCGACGCCGAGACGGTGGGCTTCTACCAGAGCATCGGCATTGAGGACGTGGGCCGGTCGCTTCCCTACCAGCCATGGGACAAACCGATCGAGCGGTTCTTCAAAACCGTGTGCGACAAGTTCTCTCGCTGGTTCGAGTCCTACACCGGCACCCTGACGGGCTCCAAGACCTACGCCAAACGGCAGAAGGATGTCGACAAGATGCTGGAGCTCGGCGAGCTGCTGACGATGGAGGAGTTCTTCGAGGTCTGGACGACCTGGAAGGAAACCAAGTATCACACGCGGGTACACCGTGGCCTCAAGGACGCGGGCGAGAAGTGGGTCACGCCGATCGAGATGTTCGAGAACGGCCCCCGCTACGAGAAGGCCGCACCGCCCAGGGAATACGCGGCGATGCTGCTCATGAAGGCGGACACGGCCCGGGTCTACAACTACGGCATCAACAAGTTCGGAACGGTCTACTCCGACAGCGAGCTCGGCAAGTACATCGGTCAGAAGGTCGGCATCAAGTGGGACATCGACGATGTCACCAAGCTCTACGTTTTCGACCAGCAGGGCCGGAAAATCTGCGAGGCAGTCTCGCCGGAGCTGCTGGCCTTCGGCCCGCATTGTTCCCAGGCGGCACTCGAAAAGCATCTCCGCGATCAGAAGCGGCAGGAGCGCGAGGTGCGTGAGTTCCTGGAGGATATGACCAGGCCCTACGAGCTCCGCACCGGCGAGTGCGGAAGAGCTTCCGAGGCGGTCGGCATGATCGACCTGACCATCAAGGCCGAGAGAAGCCCGAAACTGGTCTTCCTCCCGAACGACAAGGAGTTCCGGGCGGAGGCCGCAGCGGCAACCAGGAAGAAGAAAACCAATGCCGGGGACGAGTTCCTCGCGTCGAAGGCAGGAGACGCCCTCGCTCGTCTGAGGGCCATGAACGAATAACAGGAGGTACAACATGGAAGTCACAGCAGCAGAGCGCAACATCACCTACACCGAGGCACAGAGCCTCGCCCAGAAGATCAACAACTACATCCTCACCAACCGCAGCAGCATCGCCAACGTGGCGAAGTCGATCGGCTACAGCCGCACGACGGTCTCCCGCTACCTCGCGGGCAAGTACGACAGCGACCCGACCGACCTGGAGAACAAGCTGGCCGAGTTCCTGGCCCATGAGACGGGCGAGGCCGTTGAGGTCTCCGCACCGGCGCAGGAGCCGGGAGCAAAGACCGGGCAGACGCCAGTCTTCTATGAGAGCCGGGACGCGAAGGCAGTCCTCGGCGTGTGCCAGAGCTGTCAGGAGTACATCGGGCTCGGCATCGTGGTCGCCCGAAGCGGCTACGGCAAGACCTACGCCCTCCGTCAGTACGCGAAGCTCCCCCGCGTCGCCTACATCGAGTGCGACGACACCATGAGCAGCCGCGACCTCGTGGAAGCGATCGAGCGGAGCCTGGGCCTCCCCAGCGGCTACGGCACCATCTGGCGCAGGGTCAACGGCATCCGGGAGTTCTTCAACACGAACCGGGGCTACCTCCTCATCATCGACGAGGCGGACAAGCTGGTCTCCAAGTACACCCAGAAGAAGATGGAGATACTCCGGGCAATCTTCGACCAGAGCGACGTCGGCCTTGTGATCGCTGGCGAGCCGAAGCTGGAGGCCCAGATCAAGACCTACCTTGTCCGCATGGCGAACCGCGTGGACTTCTACGCCTCACTCCGGGGGCTGACCCCGTCCGAGGTTGAGGGCTACCTGGAGGGCTTCGAGATCGAGCCAGAAGCCCTGCTGGAGCTCAAGGCCCGGGCGTGCAATATGCAGACCGGCTGCTTCCGCCTCCTCGACCGCACGCTCTCCAACGTCAAGCGCATCCTCGCCGACCGTGGCGAGGAGGTCGTCACCTTGAAGATCATCGAGCAAGCGTCCTCGATGATGATGCTTTGAGGGGAGGCACGGACAATGAAAATGAGAGAACAGCGTCTCATCGGTGCCGCGCTGGTGATTATGTCCGGCATCTTGATCGCGTTGGCTTGCAGCGGAACAACCCCGGAAGACCGGGATGTGACTGCCGTCCTGCTGACCCTCCCTCTGGGGCTTTACATGATTTTCGCAGACTCCTATGTCCCCCGCAGGGGCAGAGTCCACCATAACAAACGCACGAAAGGAGCTTAACCAATGGCAAGAAAAAGAGTGATCGAGGCCCCGAGCCTCAAGTCCTGGGAGGACGTGAACGACGCCCTCCGTCAGATCGCCGAGGCGCAGATCGCGGTCGGCGACATCGAGAGCGATATGCAGAAGCAGATCATCGGAGCCCAGAAGGTCGCCGAGGAACAGTGCAAGCCCTACAAGGACAGCATCGCCCGCCTGGAGCGCGAGATCAAGACCTTCGTCACCGATCACCGCGACGAGATGGGCAAGACGAAGTCGATGACCCTCACCTTCGGAGAGGTCGGCTTCCGGCTCTCCACCTCCGTCTCCCTCCCTCGCGCGAAGGAGAAGCTGGAGGAGATCATCCGCCGTCTCAAGTCCCGGCAGATGACCGACTGCATCGTGGTCGAGGAGAAGGTCAGCAAGGAGGCTCTCAAGAAGTACGGGGAGGACACGGTCAACGCTGTCGGGGCCACCTGGAAGCAGGGCGACGTCTTCGGCTACGAGGTCAACATCGCCAAGCTGGAGCAGATCAAGGCGGGCAACTAAGAAAGGGGGCCCAGGAATGGCAGCAGCAAGAACAGGGCGAAAGCAGCCCTCCATCCGAACGCTCTGGGCGATCGCGAAGTCGCCGGAGCTCATGCTCACGGACGAAGACCTTCACGCCGTCGTGTACCGGGAAACCGGGAAGGAGTCCATGAAGAAGCTCTCCCAGGGGGAGATCAACACCGTCGCCCGCGTCCTCCAGAACATGAAGGACGGGACGAAGCGGGACATCTGCAGCAAGCGCACCGACGAAGGGGGCGACCCCCGCACCGTCTCGCAGCGGCGCAAAATCTACACCCTCTGCGAAGAGCTCGGGTGGAACGACGACCCAAGGCGCATCCAGGGCTTCATCAAGCGCGTCGCCCACGTTGACCGCATCGAGTGGCTCGACAACGCCAAGTGCGAGAAGGTCATCGAGGGGCTCAAGGCAATCCTCGCGCGGCAGAAGCAGAAGGAGGCCCGGAATGAATAGGCCGACCGCAGCGAGCGACGAGGCCGTCCTGGGGGCTCTCGAAGGCATCGTTCGGATGCAGCGCGGCATACGGAGCAGCGACATCGACGTGTGCATTGAGACCGGGCTCGTCTTCCTCCGCATCAACTACCAGAGCCTCCCGGGAAACATCGCCCGCCGCCTCACCGAGACCGACCCCCGCGCCGTGGAGGAAATCCCAGCCGCGACGGATAAGGGCGGGAGCCGGGAAAAGCAGCGGGCACTCGCCGCCAAACTGGCGAGCGACGCCGCCTTTGCCCAGGCTATCCGGGCGGCGAACGTGTACCGGGAGAAGACCGGCTACAGCCCACTCGGGCCCGATGGCTGGCCGGAAGACCGGGGAGGTGAAGAATAAATGCCCCAGAAGAAAAAACGGCTCACACAGCGCGAGAAGGACAGGAGAGCGGCAATCAAGAAGCAGCTCCAGGAAGAAGGCTTCCTTCCTCCGAACAAGCCCAGGTTGAACCGCAAGAAGTTCGCCCGGGAGGTCTGGGATGAGTTCAATGCGATGGACACATTCACGGGCGACTTCTATCTTCGCAGAGCGATCGTGGCCACCGTGGGGCCGGATATGCACGAGGTAACGCCGGACCAGGTCGGCGTTCTCAAGCTCCTCAAGCTCGCGGTGGAGACGGAGAAGTTTATGAAGGCCCTCGAGGCAGAGGGCCGGGACAAGTACACAATCGGGGAATACCACGAGAAGGTCTACGCCCCGGTCATGAATTTATAACAGGAGGTTCACATCATGGCAGCAGCCAACAAGAAAACCAATACCGCCCAGGCGGTCAACACCACACCGGCCCAGGAGCCGGAGATCAACGAAGTCGACGGGGAGCCTATCTTCCACGCTGACGAGGAGGAGGGCGACGGTGATGAGTAAGATCAAGATTTGCCTCGACGCCGGACACGTCGGCAGCAAGTACAATCAGAGCCCGGTCGTGAAAACCTACTACGAGAGCGCGATGGTCTGGAAGCTGCACCTAAAGCTCAAGGCCGAGCTGGAGACCCGGGGCTTCGAGGTCATTACCACCCGGGCGGACATCGACACCGACCTCGGCGTCTATAAGCGCGGCGCAGCATCGAAGGGGTGCAACGTCTTCATCTCCCTCCACTCCAACGCTTGCAGCACCGAGAGCGTGGACTACCCTGTAGTCTACCGGGCCTACGACAATTTGAACGACGTCGACGTCCTCGCACTCCAGATTGCAAAGAAGATCGGCGAGCTCATGGGAACCAATCAAGCGGGGCGAACGGCGACCCGGAAGAACAGCGCGGGCGGCGAATACTACGGCGTCCTCCGTGGAGCCCGGGCCGTTGGCACCCCGTTCTATATGCTCATTGAGCACAGCTTCCACACCAACACCGCCGCGACGAAGTGGCTCTCGGTGGACGCCAACCTGGACAAGCTGGCGGTCGCCGAGGCAGAGCTGCTGGCGGACTACTTCGGCATCAATGACACACCCAAGACCGAGATCATGGGCGAGGCCCATGCCACGGCACAGCAGATGGCCCTCTTTTGCAGGAGCAAGAACGCGGAGCCCAAGCTGACGAGCTGCACCCTGGAGCAGCTCGCGGAAATCTTCCTGGAGGAAGGCAAGGCCGAGGGCGTTCGCGGAGACGTCGCCTTCGCCCAGAGCCTCCACGAGACCGGCTACTTCAAGTTCGGCGGCATCGTCCTCCCAAGTCAAAACAACTACGCGGGCATCGGAGCTCTGAACGGGAACGCCACGGGACAGGCCGCTACCTTCCCTGACCCCCGCACCGGCGTCCGCGCTCAAATCCAGCACCTCAAAGCATACGCATCCACCGAGCCCCTGGTCAACACTTGCGTCGACCCCCGCTTCTCTCTTGTGACTCGCGGCTCTGCTCCCTATGTGGAGTGGCTCGGCGCGGCGGACAACCCCAACGGAAAGGGGTGGGCCGTCCCTGGCAGCGGGTACGGCGCGAACGTGGTCAAGCTCCTCGGTCAGATCATGGCCCAGGAAGCCCCTGAGAGCCCCTCTCCGGCCCCGGAGCCCGACCCCCTGGCAAATTACCCGGACTGGCAGCGGAACGGCCTGACGGCCCTTGTGAAAGCCGGAGTCATCAATTCCCCGGACTACTGGGCCAACAAGTTCGGCGAGGCAATCAAGGTCGGAGAGATCATCGGCATCCTGGGCAAGATGATGGAACAGCCGACCAAGTAAAAGAAAGGAGGGCGGGACATGGACAATCTCTCGAAAGAGCTGACGATCGACATGATAACAGATGGAGACAACAGGACGATCGCGGAGGCAATCGGAGTCGAAAACTTCTACAAGCTCTGCGAGGTCGTAGGCGGTGCCACCATCTACCTCCCGAAGCCGGAGAGCGTCCTCAGACCCGTCCGCGACGCCCACATCAAGGCCGAGTTCAACGGCTACAATCACCCGGAGCTCGCCCGAAAATACAACGTCACCGAGCGTTGGGTACGGCAGCTTTGTGGAGACGGAAAGCTCGAAGGGCAGCTTGAGCTCTTCGACATCCTAACCGGCACGGACGGGCTGGGAGACACAACTTAATAAAAGCTATCTCTTAGAAGTGCTACATATAGAGGCTTCCGAGAGGATGGTTTACCCTAAGAGTACAAGCGTAGCTTGTACTCTTATTTTTTACCCAAAAGGAGGACGCAACACATGGACATGAACATCATCCAGAGCGCGGCGACCGAGGTTCTGGTGAACCTCTCCCTCGCCGTCATCTCCCTCGCGGGAGCCTACGCGGTCTACTACATCCGCCTCGGGGCCTCGAAGCTGAAAGCGCAGACGGCCCAGATCGAGGACGAGTCGGCCCGCAAAGTGCTCGACAACGCCCTTGCGGACGTCGAGAACATTGCGACCAAGTCGGTCGGCGCGATGGAGCAGACCACGGCAAAAGCCCTTCGCGACGCGGTCAAGAGCGGGGCCGCGAACCGCGAGGACTTGCTTGCCCTGGGCAAACAGGTCTTCAACGAGGTCAAGGCAGCGATCGCGCCGGAGGCCCAGAAGGTCATTACCGACAACCTGGGCAGCTTCGACGACTACCTGACGAAGTGCATCGAGGACGCCGTCCTGAAGGTGAAGCAGAGCGACCCGTTCATCACGCTCCCCGAGGGCGTGCTGCTTGAGGGCAACACCGTCACCGAGGAGGCTGCTCCTTCTTCCAAAGAGTAAGGAGGGGCGCACATGGACGTCGCACAGATCACCACCGTCATCGGCGCAGCGGCTTCCCTCCTTTGCACCCTCGTCGTCGGTGCTCTGACGTTCTTCATCAAGAAGACGCTCGCGACGCTGGAGGAGGCAGACAAGAGGAACGCCGCCCAGATCGCGGAGGCAAAGAAAGAGGCCGCTGAGAAGATCGCGAAGGTAGAAGAGAAGCTCAACGACCTCAAAGCAGACCTCCCGCTGGTGTACGTCACCCGGGAGGACTACATCCGGGTCATGAACCGGGTCGAGGATAAGCTCGACCAAATTCTCTACGGCAAAGGAAAAGGAAAGGAGGAATAACAGCTCATGGCAATCATGGACGAGCTGACGGAACAGGAAGTCAGCAAGAATAAAGCTATCCGGGGCTACATCATCCGGGCCCTGGCGAAAGGCAACCAGAACACGCTCCTCGTCCGGCAGATCACGAACGCCCTCGTCGCCGATGGATTGATCTACTCCCCCGACATCTCGAAGCACATTGAGTATCTGGAGGAGGCGGGCTACATCGTTTTCACCAGCCGGACGGCGAACGCATACAACGCCTACCGAAAGGACGCCGTCATCAAGCTCACGCGGAAGGGTGTCGACCTTCTGGAGAGCACGATTGACGACCCCGGCGTCGATGTCTAAGAACGAGCGACGCCGGACACGGGTGAGCTCGACGATCGACAAGCTCCCGGATGACATTAAGGGGCAACTCGACGTCAAGCTATCCGACACCACCAACACCTACGAGGAGCTCTCTGCATGGCTCAAAAGCGAAAGGTACGAGATCAGCAAGTCGGCGATCGGCCGGTATGCTATCCGAACCACCCAAGCCGCGCAGCGCGTCGCCGAGACCATCCAGAGGACTCAAGCAATCGCCCAGGCCGTTGAAGCGCACCCCGACCTCGACTACACGAAGGCGGCGTCAATGGTGCTCATGGACGGTCTCATGCAGCGGGTCAGCACCGCCGAGGACGACTTCCAGGAAATGCCCCTCGACAAAGCTGGGCGGCTCATCGCCTCCCTGGCCCGGAACGCGACTTATGAGAAGCGTGTCCGAGCAGACCTCAAGAAAAAGGCGGAGCTCGCCTTCGATCAGATGGAGGCCGAGCTCATGGCGGCGATCAAGCAGCACCCGGAGCTCGCGGGAGAGCTGCATGACGTACTTGCGCGGGCGAGAGAGAAGGTGCTGACCGATGGCGAAGATTGACATCAATGAATACCTCGAACGGCTCGAGGAGCCGGAAGACCGCGAAGTGGTCGCAAACCGTGACTACCAACGGCAACTTTTTCTCGATTATGTTGTCCGAGGCGACAACTTCCCCGAACGTCGGGCGCAGCTCCTCCGGGACTTCAAGGACGGGAAAGAGCTGACCGGGCCGAAGGGGCTGCGCCGGAAGCTCGGGGCATTTGATCTTGAATACTTCGGGCGGGCCTATCTCGCGCACTACTTCGTCCGGCCTTCCCCGGCGTTCCACGGGGAGCTCGACAAGATATGGCGCGAGGGCGTCATGAAGGGTCTCGACCCCGGGGAGTCTGCAAAAGAGATCTCCCGGGCCGATGGATGTCACCGGGCAATCGAGGCACCCCGTGGTCACGCAAAGAGCACGACCTTCACCTTTAAGGACTCCATCCACGCCTCTGTCTACGCCTACAAGCATTACATCCTCATCCTGTCGGACAGTTCCGAACAGGCGGAAGGGTTCCTCGCGGACATCAAGACGGAGCTCGAAGAGAACACCGTCCTCAAGGAAGACTTCGGAGAGCTGGAGGGAAAGGTCTGGAAGTCCTCGGTCATCCTGCTCTCCAACAGTGTCAAGATCGAGGCAATCGGCTCCGGCAAGAAAATCCGTGGTCGGCGTCACAAACAATGGAGACCCGACCTCATCGTCTGCGACGACCTGGAAAACGACGAGAACGTTAACACCCCGGAGCAGAGAAAGAAGCTCCGCGACTGGTTCTATAAGGCGGTCTCGAAGGCGGGCGACACCTACACCGACATCGTCTACATCGGGACGCTGCTGCACTTCGACGCGCTGCTTGCCAATGTGGCGAAGAACCCAAGCTACAAGTCGGTCAGGTATCAGGGCGTCATTAGCTTCGCCACCAACGGCGAGCTCTGGGACGCCTGGGAAGCGATCTTCACCGATCTCACCAACGAGAACCGGCAGGAGGAGGCCCTGGAGTTCTACGAGGCCAACAAGGACGAGATGCTGGAAGGCACCTCCGTCTTGTGGGAGGAGAAGCTCTCGTACTACGACCTCATGGTCATCCGCGTCTCAGAAGGCGAGGCGTCGTTCAACAGCGAAATCCAGAACGACCCAATCGACCCGGAAAACTGCACCTTCCAAGAGGAGTGGTTTGACTTCTGGGATGACGACGGGAAGCAGCCCCCGGACTTCTCCGACCCGAAGTTCCTGTTCATCGGGGCGAACGACCCCTCACTGGGCAAGAACAAGAAGTCGGACACCAGCTCCATCTTCGCTCTGGCGAAGGATACGTCCACCGGCTACATCTACGTCATCATCGCGGACATCGCGAAGCGAAAGCCCGACCAGATCATCGAGGACGCCCTGGAGGCAAGCCGCCGCCTCAAGCGAGAGTACAAGCGGCCCTACTACCAGTTCGGCGTCGAGACGGTTCAGTTTCAATACTACTTCGCCGAGATCATGCGTCAGAAGTCCGCAGCAGTCGGCGAATACCTCCCTATTGTGGAGATCAACAGCACACAGAACAAAGACGCTCGCATCCAGTCCTTGCAGCCATTCATCAAGAACGGCTACGTCAAGTTCAGCCGGAAGCACAAGACCCTCTTGAAGCAGATGACCGAGTACCCGATGGGCAAGAACGACGACGGCCCGGACGGCCTCCAGATGGCGGTCAAGCTGGCCCTCGATGTCAAAGTCGGGCGGAAGGTCGAATACAAGAGCGTCATCGCCCGCGCCCTGGACTTCAAGCGCGGAGCCTATTAAGGAGGTGGGGCATATCACCATCAAAGAGAACACCATCATCCACGACGACAGCCTCACCGTGCTCCGACAGATGGAGGCGGAGAGCATCGACGCGATCATCACAGACCCGCCCTATGGCATCAACTACGTCTCCCAGACCGGGGCCCGGATTAAGAACGACAAGTCGCCCTTCATCTGGTTCCTGTATGACGCCTACAGGGTTCTGAAACCCGGAGGAGCCATTCTCTGCTTTACCAGATGGGACGTTGAGCAGACCTTCATCGACGCGATCAAGCTGGCGGGCTTCCAGGTGAAAAGTGAAGTTATCTGGGACAAGGTTCATCACGGAATGGGAGACACGAAGGCGGCGTTTGCACCATCCCACGAGAACATCGTCTTCGCAATCAAGGGGAAGTATAGCTTCCCTGGACACAGGCCGAAAGATCTCGTTACCTTCAGCAAGCTCGGGAGTGCCCAGATGATACACCCAACAGAGAAGCCGGTGGGACTCATCGCGAACCTCATCACATCCGTCACGAAGCCGGGAGACCTCATTCTTGACCCATTCGCCGGGAGCGGCTCCACTCTGGTCGCGGCAAAGAAGACCGGGCGGAGGTTCATCGGCGTCGAGCTGGATGACGAGTATTTTGAGAAAGCGCACCGGCGCATCGAGGAGGCGGTTGAATGAGTAAGAAGCAAAAGCGGCAGAAGCAGCCGCAGCAGAACCCCGCGCCGCTCCGCCGCCCCGATACAAACGAGATCGCCGTCGCCCAGGTGACGGACAAGTACAGCGAGTACCCGAGCAACGGGCTCACGCCGGTCAAGCTGGCGGAAATTTTCAAGGAGGCCGACGCAGGAGACGTTCTCCGGCAGATGGAGCTCTTCGAGGAGATGGAGGAGAAAGACCCCCACCTGTTCAGCCAGCTCCAGACCAGAAAGAACGCCGTCACGGGGCTCGACTTCGAGATCATCCCGTTCAGCGATGACCCGAGAGACAAGGAGATCGCCGACTTCATCGAAGAGCAGATCAACGGCATCGAGAGCCTTGAGGACGTCGAGACCGACCTTCTGGACGCGATCGGAAAGGGCTTCGCCGTCTCCGAAATCATGTGGGGCTACGACGAGGGACACGTCGTTGTCAGGGAGATCAAGTCCAGGCATCAAAAGCGGTTCTTCTGGGATAGCCTGGATGACTCCTTCAAGGTACGCACCAAGGACGCACCCGAGGGCATCCTGCTCCCCGCGAACAAATTCATCGTCCACAGGTACAAGGCCCGCAGTGGACACACATCCCGGGCGGGCATCCTCCGGGTCGTTGCCTGGATGTACCTATTCAAAAACTACGATCTCAAGGACTGGGTCAGCTTTGCCGAGGTCTACGGCCTACCGCTTCGCCTGGGCAAGTATGCGCCCGGGGCGAGCGAGGCGGACAAGGTCGCCCTCATGCAAGCCCTCATCCAGATCGGCGCGGACGCGGCGGGCATTATCCCGGACGGCACATCGATCGACTTCATCACCACGGAGAAGACGTCAAGCTCTGACCTGTACGAACGCCTCGCCCGATATTGCGACGAGCAAATCTCCAAGGCAATCCTCGGGCAGACGCTCACCTCTGACTCTGGCGGCGGAAGCTACGCCCAGAGCAAGACGCACAACGACGTCCGGCACGACTTGACCGTCGCTGACTGCAAGTCCCTTGCATCCACGCTCCGACGCGATCTCATCCGTCCTTTGTGCATCTTCAACTTCGGAGAAGACAAGCGCGTGCCGCATATCCGCTTTGACTGCGAGGAGTCGGAAGACCTTACCCAGACGGCGACCATCATCGGCACACTCGTCAACGAGGTCGGCCTCCGGGTTCCGACGAGCTTCATCTACAAGAAGTTCTCCATCCCGGAGCCGGAAGCTGACGAGGAAGTCGCTGCACCCAGGTCGACAAGTGCGGGATTGACCGGGCTCCCATTCAAAAAGGAGCCAAACCCGGCGCAGATCGCGCTCAAGGCCGAAGGTGATGGCGGCGTCGGAACGCAGCAGCACATCGACAAGCTCGCATCCGCAGCCGTGCGGCACGGGGCCGGTAGCTTCAAGCGTGCCTTCGGCCCTGTTCTCAAGATAATTGAGAAAGCGGAAAGCCTTGAGGAGCTCCGCGACATGATGGAGGACAACAAGGCCGTTGCCGAGCTTTATGCCGCGATGGATGTCTCCGAGGTGGAAGAGCTGCTGCAAAAGGTCATGCTCTACGCAGACCTCGAGGGGCGGGTGCTGGAGAATGGCTGACATCGACGAGATTTTCACGTGGAAAGACATGACCTTCGAGGAGGCCGTCAGCTACTTCAAGGAGCGCGTCCCGGTAACAGCTGCGAAGTTCTACGCAATCGCCGAGGAGTACCGGGGGCTCGCCTTCACGGTCAGCGGCTACACCAAGGCCCAGATGCTCAAGCGGTTCTATGATGAGCTTCTTGCAGCCCTGGAGGAAGGAAACACCCTCTCGGAGTTCCGGGCGAACATGAACGAGTTCCTCGAAGCCGAAGGCTATGAAGGGCTCGACCCGCTGCAAGCCGACAACATCTTCCGCACCAACATCCAAACGGCATATAACGTAGGGCACTACGAGCAAATGACAGACCCGGACGTCATGCAGCTCCGCCCGTACTGGATGTACGACGCCGTCAACGACTCCCACACGCGCCCGAGTCACCTTGCGATGGACGGGAAGGTATTCCCGGCAGACAGCCCTATATGGGACACATGGTTTCCTCCAAACGGCTTCCGCTGCCGCTGCACCGTGAGGACGCTCTCAAAGCGTCAGGTGGAGCAGCGGGGCTTGAAGGTTGAGACGTCCTTCCCGGCAGTTGCTCCCGACCCCCACTTCTCCTCCAACCCCGCAAAGGTACGCTTCGAGCCCGACATGAAAGACTATCCCGAGCCGCTGGTGAAGGCGTACCAGAACAGGGAAAAGGAGCGGATGGGCGTGTAAGCCGCTGAGAGGCCCACAGAGGGCCGCAGAGCGGCGGGCGACCGCAGGGGGGGGGCGGGAGCCCGGAAGAAGCGAAATAGGGGCGTTTGCACGCGTGCTAACGGCCTTAGAGCAAGGCTCGGGAAGAAACCGAAGGAGGACACAGCAAAAATGAATGAGTTTTTCATCCTCAAGGGCAGCAACGTGGAGCTTGAGGGGGCCCCGGAGACAATCTCCGTCCTCCCCCTGGGACACGTCGTCAGCTCGAAGGGGGAGTTCGATGTTGACGAGGAGAGCTACAAAGCGATGAAGGCACAGATCGCCAAACGTGGCGTCGATCTCGTTGTCGACTACGAACACCAGACGCTCAAGGGGGTCGAAGCCCCCGCTGCCGGATGGGTCAAGGAGCTCAAACTGGAGGACGGACAGATCAAGGCCGTCGTCGAGTGGACGCCCAGAGGGGCGCAGTACCTCCAGAACAAGGAGTACCGCTACCTCTCCCCCGTGGTCAATGTCCGCAAATCAGACAACAAGGCGACGGGGCTTCACTCTCTGGCTCTGACAAATACCCCCGCGATCGAAGGAATGACCGCAATCGTTAATTCTGAAACTTTTGAAGGAGGACAAAACAACATGGAAATCATCAAGAAGCTCGCTGAGCTGCTGGGCCTGGGCGAAGACGCCAACGAGGAGCAGGTCATGGAGGCTCTCAAGGCGTGCGTCGCCGAGAACAAAGCTCTCAAGGAGGGGCAGCAGCCCCCCGCCGCCGACGAAAACGTCGTCGCAAACAAGGCTGTGTGTGAGCTGCTGGGACTCAAGGCCGGAGCAGCCACGGATGACGTCACGGCGAAGATCATGGAGCTCAAAGGCGGCACCATCGACGGCGTCAATGTGCTGGAGGAGCTCAAGGCTCTCAAGCAGCAGAACGCGCAGCGCGACGCCGACGAGGCTGTCACCCTGGCTCTCAAGGCCGGAAAGATCGCTCCGGCACAGAAGGAGTGGGCCAGGAGCTACGCTCTGAGTGACCCGAAGGGTTTCGGCTCCTTTGTGGAGAAGGCTCCCCAGGTCGTTCCCATGAGCGAGATCGCCGGTGGCGACAATCTCCCTCTCAAGGGCGACCAGATCGACAACGCGACGATGCTCGTCTGCAAGCAGCTCGGCATCAGTGCCGAAGACGTCAAGAAGTACGGAATGAAGGAGGACTAACATCATGGCAGCTCTGACCAAAGAAAGGGACACCACCGAGATCATGCAGGACGCGAAGTTCCTGTATCTGCCCGTCAAGGGCGGCACCACCATCTACCAGGGGGCTCTCGTCGCCCTGGACGCCAACGGCTACGCAATCCCCGGCAAGAAAGCGACTGGCCTGACCGCAGCGGGCCGCGCGGAGGAGACCGTCGAGAATAAGGGGGCAGATGGTGAGGCGTTCATCCGCGTCGCTCGCGGCGTGTTCGTCTTTAACAATACCGCCACCACCTCGAACAAGATCGGCGCGGCCCACGTCCTCAAGCCTTGCTACATCGAGGACGATCAGACCGTCACCGCTCTTGCGACCGGGGCTTCCGCCGCTGGCCTGGTCGTTCGCGTAGACGAGGACGGCGTCGCCGTTGAAATCGGTCGCGGCGTCACCGTGACCAGCGCGTCCTAACACCAACAAACAAAAGGAGGATAACACATCATGATTATCAATCCCCAGAACCTCAGAGGTATCTACGTCTCTTTCAACACTCTGTTCAATCAGGCGTTCTCTGAGCAGAAGCCGACCTATGAGAAGGTCGCGACCGTTGTCCCTTCCACCAGTGACAGCGAAACCTATGCGTGGCTCGGCGACATCCCCGGGATGAGGGAGTGGATCGGCGACCGCGAAATCCAGAACCTCACCGGCTCTGACTACACCATCAAGAACAAGGACTTCGAGCTGACCGTCGGCGTCGACCGCAATGCGATCGAGGACGACAAGATCGGCCTGTATAAGCCCTCTATCCAGATGCTCGGCGCGTCCGCTGCTTCCCATCCCGACGAGCTGGTCTACGCGCTGCTGGCCTCCGGCTTCGAGGCGAAGTGCTACGACGGCAAGGCGTTCTTCGCTACCGACCATGAGGTCGGCAAGAACGCGGTGAGCAACAAGATCACCAGCAAGCTCTCCCTGGAGTCCTACGTCACCGCCCGCGCGATGATGAGAGGCTACAAGAACAGCAAGGGCCGCTCCCTGGTCCTGGTTCCCAATCTGCTGGTCGTTCCGCCCGCTCTGGAGGCCAAGGCCCGGGAAATCCTGGTCGCCGAGTTCATCAACGGCACCAAGAACACCATGCAGGGCACCGCAGAGCTCCACGTCGAGCCCCGACTCACCAGCGACGCGGCGTGGTTCCTTCTGGACACCAGCCGCCCCATCAAGCCCCTCATCTACCAGCAGCGCAAGAAGGCGAAGTTCGTCTCCAAGACTGCTGAGACCGATGACAACGTCTTCATGAGCAAGAAGTTCATCTATGGCGCGGACAGCCGTGGCAACGCTGGCTTCGGCTTCTGGCAGATGGCGGTCGGCTCTGACGGCTCCGAGGTCTAAACCTCCCGCTTTTGACAGAAGGGAGGGGACGGCGTGAGCTACAGCACGAGAGCCGAAGTCCGTAGCATGGTAAAGGATGACGCCCTCAACGCGATCATCGGGGACACCTTCATCGAAGACCCCGCAGAACGTGAGGAGCTGGTCGCCCCGATCATTGACGAGGCGATTGCGGACGCTGACGGTGAGATCGACGGCTACCTTGCCAAGAGGTACGCCGTGCCGATCTCACCGGCCCCCAAGATCATCAACAAATGCTCGAAGGACATCGCAGTCTATAACCTGTTCTCTCGCATCGGCATCGACGAGAGCACAGATCAGAAGACCTATCTCAACCGCTACAATCAGGCGATCAAGTTCCTCACGCTTGTCGCGGAGGGAAAGGTCTCACTCGGGGCCGAGACCGATGACCCGACCACCGCAGCGGCGACCGGGTTCTCGGTGAAATCGAACCCCCGGATTTTCAGCCGGGACAAAATGAGGGGGATGTGAGCCATGTATAGCATCCGACTCGAAGGGGACACCCAGGCGATGCTCCGAAAAATAAGGAGTTTCTCGGAAATCGACAAGAAGAGCATCAACGCAGCTCTCGCCGAAGGTGTCCGGGAGTCCACCCTGGAACGCTTCAAAAAGAGCAGAGACCCGAGCGGCAAGCGGTGGAAGACATCCATAAGGGCGGAGACCGAGGGCGGGAAAACGCTCATCCAGTCCGCGCAGCTCCGCAACTCCATCAAATCGAAGTCGGACGCCTCCGGCTTCGCGGTCGGCACGAACGTCAAGCATGCGGCGACGCATCAGTTCGGAGAACCGGGCCGCACTATCCGGGCGCGGAAGAAGAAAGCCCTCCGTTTTCAGGTGGGCGGCAAGTGGGTCACGAAGAAGCAAGTCCGCATCACCATCCCGGCCCGTCCCTTCCTCGGTCTCTCGGAGGACGATATGCAGGAGATGAAGGCGACGGTCGAGGAGTTCATCCAGAAGGAGGATTGATCTCTTGCTCTACACGGAAAGCAAGCAATATCTCATCGACAAGCTGAAAGCGGCGGGCATCAAGTCCAAGCCGTTTACCACAGAGAAGGCTCTGGAGAAGAGCCAGGAGTCCCACATCGGCGCGGTCTTGTTCGAACGTGAGACTTTCACCCGAAACGGTTCCAAAAAGAGATACAGAGACGAAGAGGGAACGCTGCACAAAAGGCGGAAGATCATGGAACGGGCGACCACGTTCGGCGTGATCATCGGCGGCTACACCGATAATGAAGTCGAGGAGATATTTGACCGCTTTGTGGCGAGTCTTGACCGTGGCATCTACATCGACGGCAACTTCGTCTCCATTGAGATTGAGGGAGCGGATTGGGTCGACAAGGACGACTCACTCCTGAAAGCACAGGTCGCCGTGCAGGTGATGATCACCTTCAACGGCGGCGTTTACCGCGACACGGGCTTCGCACCTCTGACCGATGTCAGAGTGACGTCCGTGGAGAAGATCACATGAAAGGAGCCTACAGATGGCGACTAAAACACAGAAGCCGGAAGGCGCTGCCGCGCCGGAGCTTGTGCCGATCGACAAGCTCCGTGAGCAGCACAAGGTTGGGCGTGCCACCTACGCGGGCGTATGCGCCGCGAATGGCTGGCGGCCCGGTAAGGCGATGACGGAGGACGAGTTCCTCGCCGCCGTCGCCAAGTTCAACAACAGCCCGATGAACGGGCGTAAGAGCAAGGAGGCGAGGAAGTAATGCTTAGAGATGTACGCAGCAACGTCACGGACGGACTGCTCGGCTTCGCCACGGCAACGGGCGACGGTCTGCACATCAAGATCGGCGTCTCCCCCTCTGTCACCGAAAAGCCCATCACCATCCTCGGCAGCATGGGCGCAAGCACCATCAAGTCCAAGCTGGGCCTGTCCCCGCTGGCCGATGCGGTCATGGACGCGGTGCAGGGCGGCGCGGCCCGCGTGTTCTGTATCCCCGTCGCCGCAAGCACCGCTGGCACGATCGGCGAGGTCACGAAGACGGGCGACGGCGGCGGCAGCGTGACCGTGCAGGGCTCGCCCAACAACGCCTACGCGCTCACCGTGCGCTTCACCGCGCAGGGCGGGCTCAACACCGCAGCCTTCGTCTACTCCATCGACGGCGACAACTTCTCGGATGAGATCACCGTCCCCGTCACTGGCAGCTACGAGATCGAGGGCACGGGTCTGACGATCAAGTTCACCGAGGCGAGCTCGCCGGATCAGAAGCCCAGCTCCTTCCTCGTGCGCGACACCTACACCCTCAAGACCACTGCACCGAGCATGACGAACGGCGATGTGCTGGGCGCGATTGAGAAGATCAAGAGCTTCAGCGAGGAGTTCGAGTTCGTCCACATAGTCGGCGAGAGCACGGTGGAGCTGTGGGAGGCGGTCAGTGAAGCACAGAAGGAGCTGATGACGGTCTGCCACAAGCCCTGCTTCTTCCTCATGGAGGCCGCCTATCCCGCCGACGAGGCGGATGGTGACCTGAGCGATTGGGCGCTGAAGATGGAGGCAGACCGTAAGCGGATCAAGAACTCCGACATTCAGGTCTGCGCCGCATGGGGTCGCCTTGTGCGGCTGGACGGCACCACGCAGATTGTCAACCTCGCGGGCCTCGCCTCCGGGCGCTACGCCATGACGAAGGTGAGCGTGTCCATCGGCAAGACCAAGGACGAGGACGCGCTGGGCTTCCCCAAGACGAAGCTGCTGGAGCTGGTTCCCATCGGCTACGACAGCACCGTCATTGAACTGCTGGACGTTGCGGGCTACATGACCTTCCGCGAGTACGACGGCCTTGACGACATCTTTGTCTATCACACGAAGATGATGTGCAAGGACGGCAGCGACTTCCGCTATGCCGAGGATGTGCGTGTGAAGAACAAGATCATCCGCGAGACACGCAAGAAGGCGCTGCAGTTCAAGAACGACGACATTGACCTTGAGGACATTCAGGGCGAGCTGGACGCGCGGGCGAAGTTCATCAGCGTGCCGCTTGACCGCATGGTGGAAGACAAGGAGATCAGCTCCTATGAGACCACCGTGGACGAGAGCTGCTACGATACCTTCCTCGAAGATGAGACCATGAGCGTCATCATCCGCTACCTCTCCAGAGGCTACATCCGCGAGGTCGTTATCGACATCGGGCGCTCGGCTCTGAGCAGCAACTAAGGGAGGAGGACAGGCAATGCTGAAGGTAAACGGAAAAGCCTATGATTGGGGCGACGTGGATCTGAAAATCCCCGGCCTGAACATTCAGGTGCAGGAGATCAGCTATGACGACGAGCTGGAGATAGAGGAAGTCTACGGCTACGGCTCCAAGCCGCGCGGCTACGGCACGGGCAACTATAAGGCGTCCGGCAAGCTCTCCATGCTCCGCGACGACTACGACGATCTGCTGGCCTACTGCAAGCAGAAGGGCGTTCCCTTCTACAAGATGGAGCTGCCCTCCATCATCGTCTCCTACGCCAACGAGGGCGCACGCACGAAGATCGACGAGCTGAAGAAGGTCAAGTTCTCCAAGCGCAGCAACAAGGCAGCGCAGGGCGACAAGAGCCTCACCGTCGACGTCGACATGATGATCGTCGGCGGCGTGTATCAGGACGGCGTCGCACCCGTCTAAGGACAACATTTTTGAGAATAACAAGGAGGAAGTCACACTATGGAAAGCACCAACAACCAGACCCCTGCCCGCAGCAGCGAGGAACAGCTCAAGGCCAAGTACGGCGGCAAGCTCTACCGCGTCGGCATCACCGTCCCTGTGGATGATGAGAGCGAGAAAGAGTTCTCCTACTACTTCAAGCGCCCCACCGTCCCCAGCTATGACCGCTACATCAAGACCGCTGCACAGGGCATCACCAAGGCGAGCAAGGCGTTCATGCTGGACGCGGTCATCGACGAGGACGCCGAGCGTCTGACGAAGGACATGGAGGAGAACCCCGGCATCGCGATCTCCATCGGCAATAAGCTGACGGAGATCCTCGGCCTGACGGGTACGGCAAATTTGAAGAAGCTCTAAGAGAACGGGTCGCGGAGGTACGGGAGAGCTTCGTGGAGCGCGGGCTCCTTGAGATCTATCGTTTTGTGCCTCCGCCTCTCTTAGAGACCTTTGACCCCGAAACGATTGACGACGTCGACGAGTTCCTCGGATGGGTCGCAAAGGCCCGCTTCATGCAGGAGCTTGAGGAGAGTATCGTCACCCGGGCGATCGTGCGAGCGTTCCCCGAGTGACGGCCTCCCGTCTCCGATCGTTTTTCCGCCTCTATCTCAAACTGGAGGTGAAAGCAGAAAATGAGTTTAGAGTCCGTATTTAAGCTGTCGCTCATTATGAACATGATCGACAACCTCTCCGGGCCGATGGCGGGCGTGGCGTCCAAGGTCGGCGCAAACGTCTCCAAGCTGGACGCTGCAAGCCAGACCTTCGGAAACATGGCAAAGGCGGGTGCGGTGATGCAGGAGACGGGCTCGCAGATCGTAAACGCTGTGCTCGCCCCGGTAGAGGCGACCTTTGAAACGCGGCGTGCGCTGGGTGAGCTGGCCTCGCTGGGCGTGCAAGACCTTGAAGCGGTCGAAAACGCCGCACGCAGCTTCTCCGATCAGTGGGCGGGCACGTCGAAGGCGGACTTCATCAGCGCGGCCTACGACATCAAGAGCGGCATCGCCTCCCTCTCTGATGAGGGCGTCGCAGAGTTCACAAGCCTCGCGGCCTTGACCGCAAAGGCGACGAAGTCCACGGCGGGCGAGATGACCTCGCTGTTTGCCACAGGCTACGGCATTTATAAAGACTACTACAGTGACCTAAGCGATCTTGAGTTCGGAGAGATGTTCTCGGCTGGCATCTCCAACGCCGTCCGAGCGTTCAAGACCTCTGGCTCCGGCATGGCACAGGCGATCCAGAACCTCGGCGCATCGGCGACTACGGCGCAGGTGCCGCTGGAAGAGCAGCTCTCCGTCTTGGGTATGCTGCAAGCAACGATGGGCGGCGCGGAAGCGGGCACGAAATACAAAGCCTTCCTCCGCAGCGCCACCAAGGGCGGCGAGGCGCTGGGGCTCAAGTTCACAGACGCCAACAACCAGCTCCTGAGTATGCCGGAAATCCTCGACATCCTGCGGGGCAAGTTCGGCGAGACAATGGACGCCGCCGAAAAGATGGAGCTGCAGAAAGCCTTCGGCGACACCGAGGCCGTAGCGCTCATCGACCTGATGTATAACAAGGTCGGCGACCTGCAGGACAACATCGTCAATATGTACGGCTCGCTCGGAAAGGGCGTGTCGGTCACGGAGCAGATGGCCTCCGCCATTCAAGAGACGGAGCCGGAACGCTTCGAGCGACTCAAGCAGCGCATCCACAACGTCACTGAGAGCATCGGCAACTCCCTGCTCCCCACGGTCAACGACCTGATGAGCAAGGGCGAGGGCGTGCTGACGAAGGTCGGCTCGTGGATCGAGAAGAACCAAGAGCTCGTCAAGGTCATCATGCTCATCGTTCTTGCGGTGGGCGGTTTCCTCGCCGTAGGCGGCACACTGATCGCTCTGATCTCCGGCGTCGGCCTCGTCGTGACAAAAACGGTCAGCGCGTTCAAGATACTCAAGGGCGGCTTCGCACTGGCGCGAGGGGCGCTCACACCGCTCATATCCTCGGTGTGGAGCTTCACGGCGGCGCTGCTGGCCAACCCCGTCACATGGGTCGTCATTGGCATTGTGGCCCTCATTGCGGCGCTGGTGCTACTCTACAACAAGTGTGAGTGGTTCCGCAATGCGGTCAACTCCGTCATCAACTTCTTCAAGGAAACGCTGCCGGCGGTGGGCTCGGTCGCGAAGTCGGTGTTTGAAGGCATCGGGAACGTGATCGGCTCCGTCATGGACGCGGCAAAGGCGACCGTGTCCGAGAAGCTGTCCAACATCAAGACGGCCTACGAGGAACACGGCGGCGGCATTTCCGGCGTCGCAGCGGCGGCGATGGAGGCGGTCAAGGGCTGGTACACAGCGGGCTACACCTTCATCGACAACCTCACGGGCGGCAAGCTCTCGGAGATCCGTGAGAAGTTCTCGACGGCCATGAGCAACATCGTCCAAGGCATCTCACAGAAGTTCACCGACGCACGCACCGCCTTCTCCAACGGCCTGAACAACATCAAGAACGCCGTCTCCGGCGCGGTCACGTGGTTCTTCGAGTCCGGCAAACGGATCGTGTCCACCTTTGCAAACGGCATCAAGTCCGCCTTCAGCAGCGCGGTCGAGGCCGTAAAGGGCGGCTTGCAGAAGATCCGCAACCTTCTCCCGTTCTCTGACGCGAAGGAGGGGCCGCTGTCCACACTGACCCTGTCCGGCCAACGCACCATGACTACCTACGCTCACGGCCTAACGCTGGCGGGCGACGCCCCGGCAGAGGCGATGAACAAGAGCCTCCAGCAGGTGCAGGGCGCTCTTGACCGCGATCCGGAGAAGAAGGTCGACCTCGGCGGCGGGAAGAAGGACAAGGACGAGAGCAGCGATGAGGGCGGCTCCGGTAAGGGCAAGCAGGTCATCATCCACAAGCTACTCGTCCCGGTCGACCTCAAGAAGATCAAAGACCTGCAGCAGCTCCTCGCTCTTTTGCAGGAGGTCGAGGACTACGTAGCGGCCAACGAGGACGGCGAACCCGGCGACGACGAGGACGCCGCCCCGGCCCCGGCATAAGGAAGGAGGACGCTATGATCTATGTAGAAGACGAGCTGATCAAGCTCAACGGCGTCGTCCTCCCCGGTCTCGTCAAAAGCATCGAGGTCATTGAGACCGCGAAGGTGGACGAGCAGGAGGTCGAGGGCAGCGCCACCAAGCCGAAACAGGCAACGGGCTATGAGGACGCCAAGGTCAACATCGAGCTGATCATCGACGACACGCCCTCGCAGACCAAGTACCAGCGATACGCAACGCTCCGGGCAATCTTCCGCTCGCCCGGGCAGAGTGTGCCGCAGCCTATCCCCATCGTCAGCAAGGACACCGCCGCCCATGGTGTGGAGAAAGTCATCTTCAAGAGGCTGTCCCACAAGGGCGAGAACAAGCGTGGACAGCTCTCGGTGTCGCTGGAGCTGTGGGAGTACATCCCGCAGACGATCACGGCAAAGTCCGGCTCCAGCTCCGGTTCCGGCCACAGCAAGTCTGGCGGAAACTCGGCGAGCAATCTGAAAGCGGGCTACAAGAGCTATCTGAGTAATGACCGAGGCAAATCCCCTGCGCGGGATGACGCAGACGCCACGGCGGCGATGAACAAAGTGACCGCCATGCCGTACTAAGGAGACCACAGTGGAAACGAAAGAACTTTACTATCCGCAAATCTCGGCGCAGGCTGGCTCCTACACCTTCGATGAGGGCGTGGAGCTTGAGATCTATTCCTCGAAGTCCTCGTATTATGATTGGGCGAAGATTCGCTTCACGAGTCAGTTCCGCCCGAAGCTCTCACTCAAGAAGAAAGACCCTGCCACCATCCAGCTCGGCTATGACGGCACACTGGAGGATGTGTTCACAGGCTTCGTCTCCGGCAACTACGACGGCGGGACGTATGCCAACGAGGTCGCACTGAAGGATGAGATGCTGCTCATGGAGGAGACGATCATCAACGACACCTTCCTCGACACTACGCCACAGGAGATGATCTCGTACTTCCTTGCACAGGCGGGCCTGTCCAAGGCGAAGCTCTCCGGCAAGAACTACCCGACACGCAAAATGCTCCCCATTCGGAAGCAGACCGCCGTCCAAGCGATTAACACCGTCAATGCGGCGTGGGGACTCCGTGTTCCGTTCTTCTTCTCAGGCGGAGTCTTCTATTGGGACGAGAAGCCGGAGCAGAAGAAGGTCTACACCTTCGAGCACGGCGTGAACATCCTCAACCTGCGCCGCGCGGGCGGCGTGTGGGAGCTGGAGACTGTCTCCGCGCCGTTCATCAAGCACTCACACAAAATAAACCTCATCCATCCGCAGGTGAGCGGTGAGGTCGAGGTCTCCAAGGTGGTCAGCAAGACCAACGACTCCGGCTTCATCCGCACCTATATCTATTTCTGACACCGAAAGGAGGGAACCGACGTGCTCGAAGAAATGGTCGCGTCCGTTATGAAGAAGACGCTGGCGCAGGACTTCCCACATCTGAAGCTCCCTGCCGCCGTATTCGCCACCATCGACTCGGCGGCAAAGAGCGACGCCTTTGACATTGATGAGCTGATCGTCCACAACGAAGTGACGGGTGAGGTGTTCAAGGCGCACATCACATCCTACTGGTACGAGTACAAACTCACCGTCATTGACCGCTTCGGCAATCCCGATGTCAACTATCCCACACTTCCGGGAATTAAGTCTAAGAAACAGTTCAAGGCCGGGGCGGTCGTGGCCGTCGCGTTTCCATACGGCGACCTCACCCCGGCACTCATCGGGGAGGTGGAGCTATGACGGGTCTGAACGATACGGACATCCGTCTCAACAGCAAGTGGCAGCTCACACAGGCCACAGACGGCGACGCGCCGATCTGCTCGGGACTGGAGTGTCTGTATCAGAACATCGTCCTCGAGGCGCTCACGCAGCCGGGAGACGTCTTCTATGACGCCGAGTTCGGCTGGGGCCTGTACGACTTCATCCAGTCCGAGGACACGGAGTTGACCCGTCTGGAGATCACCCAGCGGGTACGGCTCAAGCTGCAGAAGCGGGAGGTCATCCTCCCGGAAAGCATTGAGATCAGCATTGCGTTCGAGGATGACGCGGTCGTGCTGCACTGCTCCTTCCGCTTTGCGGAGGAAGACGCGCAGCGCGAGTTGGACGTCATCATCGGTGCGGTGAGCGTGGAGGTGGTATCAGAATGATCGACAAGGAAATACTGGACGCCGTACTCCCTCTGCCCACACTGGACGAGCTGAAGGAGCAGAAGGTCGAGGAGCTGAAGGAAGAGGGTTTCATTGTCACCAACTTTCACTCTGGCGGCGTATTCTACACGCTGCTTATGATTGCACTTCGCATTCAAATAGAACTGTTGGAACTGGCCAGAGCAGTCCTTAATCAATCCATAGTTACCCACGCTTCCGGTGCGTGGCTGGATCTGAAGGCATCGGACTACTCCAAGAAGCGGAAGAAGGCTCAGAAGACCCAGGGGCTTGTCACTGTGTCCAGAATGAGCGTGGACGGTGAAGCAATCAAAATAGCGAAAGGCCATGTTTTCAAAAGCATTTTGGACATCAATGGAGAGGAACTGCGCTACTTCGTTATGGAGGAGGCTACACTTAAAAAGGGGGCATCCTCTGTAAATGTCCTCGTTGAGGCTGAGACAGAGGGAAACCGCTACAATGTACCAACAGGACAAATCACCCGCACGCTTACTTATCTAGGGGAGGTAAGTATAACCAACGGAGAAGATTGGATTACTCGCGAAGGAAGCGACACCGAAGATGATGAGAGCCTTCGGACAAGATGTCTACGATCTTGGGCAGAGCTAGCGGTAGTCCCCATCCATGACACCTATGTCAATGTATGTGAAGCCGTTCCCGGCGTTCTCTATGTCGTCGTCAACGACCAGCACCCACGAGGACAGGGAACTGTAGATGTAATCGTGACATCGGAGGCCGGTGGTGCATCGGAAGAGCTTCTGCGGTTGTGTAGGGTTGCTTGTGAGACTATTAGGGAGCCTGATACTGACATTCTGGTAAAGAGTGCCGAAGTTGTGACCCCGCAAATCTCCATTACCGTCACTATTTCTAATTCCGTTAGCAGGGACGGGCTTGCAGATCGCGTGAAGGCTTCTGTCACAGACCTTCTGAAACTGCGCGGACGCCGCGAATTTAATGAGCTCACCCATGCGGATATCATCCACAAAATCAAAAGTGATGTCCATGTAGTTAGAAATGTCACGGTAACTAAACCTTCGGAAGACCTGTTCCTTGAAAAGAATAAGGTGATCTTGCCCGGTGAGATTACCGTCACAGTGGAGGGCGTTTGACAATGTTTCAAAACTTTGGAGACTATATGTTCTCTTTGCTCCTTGGTCCCCTAAAACGGGGCAAGAAGGCGATGAATCAGTTCTACATCTTTTTCAAAGTTTTGGGCCAGTCCTTCGATCAGTGTAAGCAGTACCTATTCCGAATACGAGAAGAGGCATCTATCCTGACGTGCTCAGACGAGATGCTCCAGATTCATGGTCAGGATCGTGGTATGCTTCGTCTGGAGGGCGAAACTCTGGAAAACTATCGGACCCGGCTTACCATGAAAGGGATTATTGCCGCAAAGGCGGGGACGGTTGAGGGTATTCGGTATCTGGCGAGAGCCTTCGGTTATGATGAGTGTCAGATTGAGCCAGGTGAAAAACCGGATCATTGGGCCGAAGCTACAGTCCTCTTCGTTGGCGGGGATATTGTCTTGGATAACCGAGAGTTGCTCTTACAAGAGCTCAACAAAATCAAACCAGCCCGCACTTTACTCACACTCTCCAAAGAGCAGCGGTACCAGACTCCTCTCTATTTTGCGGCTGTTAAAGTAACGGGCAGACAAATGACAATCAGTCAGGAGTGATTTTATGGCTTTTACGAACATGAAGCTCACGACCTTCGGCAGTAATATTGAGGCTAAATGCCACCAAGGAAAGGGACTCCACTTTACCAGAATTGCTGTCGGCGACGGTTTATTGGGCAACGGCTCTATGATCAACCGTACAGCCCTTGTCAGTGAGCGCCATTCTATGCAGATCGACGGTATTATTGCAACAGAGAACACAACACAGTCCGCAGTTATTGCCACACTGGATAACAGTGTATTCACCGAAGGTTTTTACTATCGGGAGATTGCGCTTTTTGCCAAAGACCCTGATACAAATCAGGAAGGCGCTTACCTTTATGACAATGCCGGACAGGAATGCGAGTTTTTAGGTTTGCGCGAGGATGGCGTCGTTATATATGAGCGCATCAAGATGCTTATTCGGGTGGAGCAAACATCGCAGATCAGTTTTGATGGCTCAGGGAATCCTCTCTATATGTCCCCCGAGGATGTGAGAGGAATGATTGAGCAGCACAATGTGTCTGAAGACGCACACAAAACGAAAGCAGATTTGGGAAATGACGGACTTCTGAAGGATTCCCAGAGGCCCAAAGCAGACGGCCTATATATGCCGGACGGGAAAACAAAAATCTCAGATAAGATTGTCAATATCGAATCTGCAATGCTGCTTGCGCTGGCCGCTGCGTCGCCGTACAGCGCAGCAGCTGCCTATGCGCAGGGTGCGTACTGCACCAAGGACGGCAAGCTGTACCGCTGCACGGTGGCGATCCCCCAGGCGGAAGCGTGGAACGCGGCTCACTGGACGGCGACCACAATGGGAGCCGAGCTGGTGGCGATTTATACGACTTTGGCTAACAAGGCTCCCGGCGGGTTTGGGCTGGGGGCAATATGGAATCAAGCCCCAGAGAATGATGCAAATCAAATTCCGGGAACAGGCTGGTTTGTCGCACATCAAAATACCCCGACCGGCGGGTGGTGGATCATCCAAGATATATTCGACGGCAGTGTGCACTATCAATTTGCCTTTGCAAAAAGAAGCAACTCTGGGGTGTTGGGCGGGACAATCGTACAACGGAACAAACAAGAACAAAATGACTGGAGTCCTTGGGAATGGGTAAACCCGCCCATGGGTCTAAACACGGAATACCGCACCACGGAGCGGTATCTCAGCAAGCCAGTGTATGTTAAAGTCGTGGACTGCGGAAATTGCCCAGAATCCGGGCACAAAGACATTCGGTTCGATACAAGCGGTGTTGCTCTTCCCATACGATGTTACGGCAACTGGACTTATGACGGTCGATCTACGATCCCATTTGAAACAACTGGTAGTGATCGGATGGTCGTTGGCATAATTGGAAGTTTTATCCGCATAACAACGGGTGGAAGAAATTTTTCAGAGCATACATGTACAGTGACGGTGTATTATACAAAAACCACCGACTAACCATTGAGAACACCTGCGTATGCTACCGATTAAGGGGTCAGTCGGTCGACTTGATATAGTACACTTTTGCAGTTGCTGTAAAGGCGGGACACGTCGAACCCTTTATGACTGTAACGGTGTTCGCATTTGAGTAAAACGCCTGTGCATTTGTATGCTCCAGGCTTTTATCTGTGGACCCAAATGGCAATTCCGGCATTGGTAAAGACCAGCCACTATATGTTGCACGGCATTCAACGCGAATCATTTCCATAGTTCCAACGTTTATAGTTTTGCCATTCGTGCCCTCTCCCAGATCAACCAGCTTGACATACACCGACTTTCCGAGATACCGCTCCGTGGTGCGGTACTCAGTGCCAAGATACATGGGCGTACCAGACTCATATTCCCAAGGCCCCCAAAAATCATTTTCTTTCAAAAAATCAGGATGCCTAATTCTGACAGCATGACTGACATAAGGAACTGAAGCAGAGCCTCCTGTTATATAAGCATCTTGGCGAATATAAATATGCGCAGAATAAGTAGTTACAAAAATATGTGCATAATTCCAAGGGACATTTTTGGCATTTCCATTAGCATCCCGATACCATCCATTCACTACACAGTCATTAGCATCTAAGAACAGAGAAGGTTCACTTCCCAGCCCAAACCCACCCGGAGCGGCCCCGATGCTTTCCGGCGTAATGGGGTCAGAACCGCCCGCTGCGTGCTGGGCGGCGTGGACGGTCGGAGCCTTGTTAGCCGAAGTTATACCAAAAATCTATTTGAAAAACGGCCGTATGGCCGGGAAAGGAGACCCAAATGACCGAAAAACACTGTTGTGTAATCAACGCGGAGAAGAGATATGTCACCTATGTCCTTGTGCTGGTGGACGATCAGGGCGTGGAAACCGTGCAGAATTACACGCTGCATGAGGGTGAACAGCTGATCGATGCGACGCCGCCCAGACAGCGGACAAGCACGGCCCCGGCTGGATACATAGTCCCCGTTTGGGACGGTACAGCATGGGCGGAGGGGGCCACGAAGGAAGAGGTGGCCGCTTGGAACGAGCTGCACCCGGACTGGCTGGAGACGGACGGCATCGCCCGCATCCGCTATAAGATGATCTCCATCATCCGTGATGATGAGGGTAAGGAGGTAGGCCAAGAAGAGGGCTGCGAGGCGGTGATCCAGACCATGGTGGCGCAGTACGATAGCAACCTCGCTCTCGCGCAGGCCGAAGCGTGGCCCGGAAGTATCACGATTGAGCAGGTGCCGGAGGATGAGCGCCCGCAGACGCTGCCTCCAACCAATGATGAGCTGGCAGAGGAGAACAAACGGCTCAAAGCCCAGATGGAGATGCAGGCGCAGAACATTACGTTCTTGGAAAACTGCCTGCTGGAGATGGGCGATATTGTTTATGCGTGAGTTTTGGGCCGAAGTGGCCCTGAACCTATATTTTTACTTATCGAAAGGAGATCAAGAAATGATGGCTATGTTGTATGCGAGCAAGATCTGCATGGAGGCGAAAAACCCCAAGACCGGGAAACCGTGGGAGTTTGCGGACGTTCCTCCCAAGCTCAAGGCGCAGGTGGCGGACGTGCTCATCAATGAGTGCGGCCTGCCGGAGCTGGTGCCTGCCGAGTACGGCGGCACTGCTGCCGAGTAACCAACTGGCCCCTGTCCTCCGGGGCGGGGGCCTACTTACCCGTATTGTTTCGGCTAACAAGGCTGGTAAAAGCATTCCGAATCTTCTTACTTTGCCACTATCTATCGGTTATACAGGGTCTATAACATATAGGAAGAACGAGTTTGGAATGGTTACAGTAGTTGCACAGGCGGTGAGATTGGACAACGGTGAATGTATACCTTACAGGTCTGTGCTTGCTACGCTCCCGGAAGGATATCGCCCGCGTATACAAGTATCTGAAATATCAGACACAGATTGGTGGATGCCCGGAACAGTAAACACATGGGCGGCGAAAGTGATTATTTACACAAACGGAGAAATAACATTCTATCCATATAACAATTCTGACAAGGCAACTGTTCAAGCGAGTAGCTTTACGGTGTCGTTCTACACCTGAATCAATTATTTGCCACATAACAGGCAAACCCACCGCCCCTCCGGCACAATGGCCCCGCATATCATGCAGTAGTCCATA